AGACGGAAGACGCCACCCTTGATGGAGACGCGCTTCACGCCCGGGCCAGAGGACGGGCCGCCAGCCAGAGCCAGCGTGGTTTCAGACAGAACTGCGTTGCGTGCGAACGCGGGTGCTTTTGCGGAATTGAATACAGTGATATTGCTCATGATTGCTTCAGTTGGTTGGTTTGCGTACCGAGATGTCGTACTCCGAAGAGGAGTTCAACCCGGGTGGTACGAGCCCCGGATTTTCTTCGAGGAATTGGCTCATGTTGGTTTGTGCGATGCGCTTCTCCAGCAAGTCCACCGCATCATTCTCGACCACGAACTTCTTGAAGGAGTCCCAGTCTTGCGTGTTGTAGCGGGTCTTGACGGACAGCACCACCGTGCCCTGCGCCGTGCGAACTGATGTGACGCCCATCATCTTCATCATGTCCTTCATGGCGTTCTTGATCTCGTCTTGCTGCGCTTTGAGCGCTTCGACTTTGGTGTCGTAGTCCTGCGTCAGCGTTGTGATCTCAGTGCGAATCTTTCTGTAAATCTTCGCAAGCCGATCCAGCGGGATCGTCTCACTTTCTGTTTCGGTCATTTCTTTCTCCGTTTTGTTTTGTCTAGGGTTGGACAGTTTACATGTTTTTGAATTGGGCGCAACTCCTTTATTCACTTATCACGTTGTTGAACATCTCGGTCAGCAAAGAGTGGTCGTTCACCTTCTGGCTGAGGGCTTTGAACATTCGTTTCTCTACGGGGCTCGATTGGATGTGCACCACCGTCACCTTGTCGCTGGTCTGTCCCTTGCGGTCAGCGCGGGCACAGCACTGGGTGTACTGCTCAACGCTCATGAGCGGGCCATAGAAGACCACGGTGTCGGCAGCAGTCAGTGTAATGCCATGCGCCGAGGCTTGGGGCTGCATCACCAACACACGCGGGCTAGGCTCAGTCTGAAAGCGGTGAATGATCTGCGCTCTCTTGGATGCCGTGACGCCGCCATGAATCTGCTCGTTGGCTATGCCCTTCTTCGTAAGATGTCTGCTAATCGTATCGATGATGCTCAAGTACAAGGCAAAGATGATTACCTTTCGGTCAGTCTCTTCTAGCACTTCCTCCAGTACCGACAAGCGCGGCGCGGAGTCGAACTCTACTACCTCACGATCATCGGTATATGCTGCACCGCAAGAAATCTGCAGGAGCTTGTTCATCGAAGCAGCGGCGTTGACTGCCGTGATTGTTTCCCCTGCAGCCTGCACCACCATCTGCGTTTTGAGCATGTTGTAGTACTTGGCTTGCTGGGGCGTCATCTCCACTTCCCGAGTCATGGTGACGACAGGGGGCAGGTCCAGACACTCGGCCTTAGTGAATCGGATGGACGGCTGCAACGCTTCAAACACGTCGTCCTTGGCGGTGGGCTTGGGCACCCACTTGTACAGGGTGAGCTTGTGCATCACTTTGTCGCGCCATGCGGTGAAGAACTTAGGGATGCCGTCAGGGTTAACCAGCTTGGCAAGACCGTACGCATCGGTTGGAGACTGTGATGCCGGGGTACCGGTCATCATCCACAGATACGTTTGCGGTGCAATGATTGAGTTCAGCGCCTTCCAACGCCGCGTGGTGTTGGTCTTGTAAGCGTTGGCCTCATCGACGATCACCAGATCGAACCTACCATCGGCCTTGACCTCGTCGGCGATTAAGTTAAGCCCCTCGTAGTTGGTGATGACAATCTCGTAGTCGTGTTGCAGCATCTCGATACGACGCGATGCTTTGGCGTGGTGTGCAATCACAGCGGTGCGATGCAGGATGCTGTTGTTGATATCTCCCATCCACGCGCTGTGCATGATCGACAGGGGGCACAGGACTAACACGCGCCGCACCTTGCCCAGCTTCATCAGGTAGTCAGCGGCCCAGAGTGCGCTTAATGTTTTCCCTGTACCCGGCTCACTAAACACAAACGCACGGCGGTGCATGGTCAGGAACGCAGCCGTGTCGATCTGGTGCTGCATCGGTCTGTAACGCCCGGGCCAGTCGTAGCGTTTGGTAATGGGTGAGGGCACATCCTTGACACCTAGATTGCGCAGCACTCGCGCCTCGTCCAGTCCCCAGTAAACCGCTACCTCATAGCCTCCATCAACAGGGATGACTTTGTGCTTGGGGATGATGCTGTACTTGGCAGGGTTGCGCGTCTTAAACAGAAGCGCTTTGTTCTCAACAATCTGCACTTGCTTCTCCGTTTATTTGTTGTCGCCTTGATTGGCGCTCTTACTTCTCAGTCGCAAATTGCCGGGGGTCGTCTTGCCACCCTTGCGTAGCGGCGTTTTGTGATCGATGTCCTTGCCTGCGCGATCAACACCCAGCTTGTCATAGAGCTTTCGAGCGCGTTGGCGTTCGCTTTGATCTGAACCCGGCCCGGACTTGCCGGTCTCCAAGTCACGCTTGTATTCCTTCTTGTAGTCTCTTGTTGCCATGATGGCTCCTAATGTTTAGGGTTGAACTCGCAGCCAGTGACCTGACACCAGCCGCACAGGGGAGTCTGTGTGGGGTTCCACACATCGTTGGAGAAAGATGCCTCAAGACGCGCCGTGCGCTCACGGTACTTCCACCAGTAGTCGTCCTTCTGATCACGCGTCATCGACATCTTGACCATGTCGTTCTTCACAATGAACAGCAGCGCTGCGTTGACCTTGCGTATGTGGGGGAAGTGCTCGAACACCATGAGCGACATAAGTACAAGCTGATCCCTGTCGGGGTACTTGTTGTTGCCGGTCTTCCAGTCGCCCACCCACGCTGTCAAGTTGTCGTCGTCCACAATTAAAATATCCGCTATCCCTCTGACCCACACATCATCTGACTTCCACTGCGTGGGCTTGAGATCAACCGTGAGGGCCATCTCGTACTCAGCAAGCTTGCGCCCGGACTTGCTCAGCATGGCGTCGGCTACATCCTTGAACTGCGCGTACTCAGGAGGGATTGGTTTGTTTTCTTTTATGTAGAGTTCCAATGCCTCGTGTACTTGATTGCCGTAGCGCGTGGCCTCTGTCTCTTGGAAGGGGTACTTCTTCAAGACCTTGACCTCGTGGTACCGACGAGCACAGCCCTCGAAGTCTTTGAGGGAGCTGTGTGACCATGCTGGCTTTTTCATTTGAACTTCGCTGTGTTGATTGCTTTGTTAAGGCGATTGGCAAACCGGGTTACGAACTTCTCGTTGTTGTGCAGGCTGCTGCCCATGTCATAGAGGATTGCGTGTGTCAGCTCGTGCCAGAACGTGTCGCTGATCTCGTCGTTGGTGTACGGTGTCTTGGTCACGTTGCTCTTCTTGGCGATCTCAATTGCCCCGGTACCGTAGTACACGTAGCCCATCTGAGCCTTGCGCTCCATCGTCTCAACGATCTCCACCGAGTACCAGCGGTTTCCAACTTTTACTTTCTTAGGTATTTCCATTTGCTTCTCCTGTTTATTTGTTTTGCATGTGGCGCAGAGTCTGAACAAGAAGGCGGGCTTCTGTCACAAGCTCTAGCGATTTCTCTTCTGCCTCTGCAAGCGTTCGGTGCAGACATGCGTCGTGCACTTCTTTAGCCAATCGCTCGACGTGCATCAGCGGCCCTGCGTAATCAATCAAGACATCTTCTTTCATCAGTTCTTTGCCAGTCCGTATCGACGGTGAACACCACCGTCAGCGGCCAGAGGTATCCCCGGCAAGTAACTCGGCTCCAGCGTCATCTGCTGGAGCATCCACTCAAAACCCTCCCGCGCTTCGCTGTCAGGTACAACAGCGATCTGCTCATCATGAACAGTTCCGGCTACGAAGTACCTTTTGGATACTCGCAGCATGCCATCAGTCATCACGATACGCGCAGTGCCTTGCACCACGTTGTTCGTAATCTTCCCTCCGTAGATTGGCGTGGCCTCCGGCCCATACACCCATCTCTTTACCCCCTCCTCATCCTTTTCTTGACGCAGATTAGGATACAAAATGCGCATGCCGTTAGGCAGCACAATCTCTTCTTTTCGGAAGGTGAGACATTTATACCCGATCTCTTCACCCCCCGCAAGAGAGCGAACCAATAGCTCGTCCATCATGCTCCAGAAAGTCTTCACCGGCCATGCTGCAGTGCGGTATTTATCGATGATGGCCTTGGCTGTGATGCAGTGCACAAGAAGTTCGTGCTCGGTGCAAATGTGGGGAATCTCCTTCATGCGCTTGACGTAGTCGTCGTTCTGCAGGAACGCTTGAATAGCCTCGCCCGTGACCCCCAACTGCTTGGCGTCCTGCTTTGTATAGCGCAGCGGTGGTGCCCCGAGGAACCCCACCAGAAGCTGCTGCGCGAAGCTTGCCCACCCCAGCCCGTAGCCTGCCCCCAGCAGTGCACTTTTTGCGCTCTGTCTTTCAACCGGGTGGCTGTCCTTGGTCATGCCGGGGATGCCAAACATCTGCGCCCCGAACTGTGCGTAGGGGTCGCTGCCCGAGCGGAAAATGCTCAGCAACTCCTCGTAGTCAGCCAGCCACGCCAGCACACGCGGCTCAATCTGCGAGAGGTCACCCACCGCCAACTGATAGCCCTCGGGGGCCATGATGGCCTTGCGCAGAAACGAGCCGCGCTTTAAGTTCTGCATGTTGATGGCTGATCCACGGCTGGCAGTCCAGCGCCCGGTCGATGCGCCGTAGTAGGACAGGGGAACGGGCAGGGGCCCCCTCCCGGCGATGTCGTAGAAGCGTTGTGCCCGAGTGCGCTCGGTGGTGGACTTGACCTTGAGCCTTGCCTCACACAGCGCAGCCACATCTTCGTTGGGTGAGTTCAGTAGCGACTGGAACATTGCGTCGGTCTTTGCCAAGGCCAGCGCCTGCTTGCCGGTTACCTTGCTCTTCTTCATGGGGGGCGTGACTCCCAGCAGCTCCAGTGCCTTGGCGAACTGCGCGTTGGATGCCAGCACTTCCTCCTCTAGCCCCAGCTTGGCAAGCAACCCCTCTCGTGTTTCTTTCTCCTCCTCGATGGCGTCGAGCAGCATGTTCCTATCTAGCTCAAGCACCGGGTGGGTGTACATCTTGAGCGTCATGTCGATGAGACGGAGTTCTTTAGCGGGGTATCCCCGCACTAGCTGCTCGAATATTGCTTCACATAGAAAGACATCGTGTTGGCAGTACGCAGCAAGTTCGGCCTCAACCTTAGAATCCAACTCACTGAGTCCATCTGTTGAGTAAACGGCGTTCCCTTTTTTGGGAAGACCAAAATCGATTGCGAGTTTCGCGAGGGAATTGCCAACCTC